CGGTCCCTGCCTTCCCCGCGATGCAAAAGCGATGGCTACCTTGGGACAAAGTTTCCCGCTCGTAGTCGATAGCTTCAATCGAGCGCAAGTTATGTGGCTCGCGGACATGGTGGATCAGAATGCAAACGAACCTGTTTGCGTTTTAGACGCCGCGTACAAACCCGGAACCAAGGTAACTGAAGAATCGGCGGGCGGACATTTGGCCCGTATACTAAAAGAGAACGGTGTAGAAGTATCAGACTTCGAGCATGCTCGAACGGTAGTGTTGACGACTCCCGATCCACAGTATTTAGATTTGGATTGGTCAGGCAAGCACGTTATCGACTGCTGGAGAATGCTCAGACACTTGTCCGACCATCCGGGGTATTTGCCGCTAGGTATCGGGCCCTCGCTAAACTGATTCTGCTCACTAAACAAGATTACTTTAATGAGCAAAAGCCTCTTGGCCGTCGTCACTTGCAGGAAACTCTGCTACCCTGCTCACGAGTTGGATTCGCATCTGGCGGGCGAGAACGACCGAATCCAGACGCTCCTTTCGACGTGGTACAGAACGTATCTCGCTCGCTATACGGACAAGATTGATGTAGGATTTTTTGTCGGGCGCGGGGAAGGCGAAGTAAATCTCCCGCATTACATTGAACTTGATGCGCCAGACGACTACGAAGGCTTGCCCGCGAAGATTCGCAAGATGTTTGAGTTTGCTTTGGATGCCGGATACAAGCATGTCTGCAAGGCCGATGATGATGGATACATCAACTGGCCCAAGTTTGAAGTTGTAACCGCTGATTATGCGGGCATTCGAAAGCCCGGAGATTATGCGGGCGGCGGCGCTTACTGGCTGTCTCGTCGCTCGATGGAACTTGTCGTTGAGCACGGAATCTCAGATTGGGCGGAAGATCGTGGCGTAGGTACGTTGCTCGCAAAGCACGGAATCCAGTTAACGGATATTCCGTATATCCAGCCGGGCAGGGGAATCGCAGCCGAATACGGTTGCTCGTGTTCGCCCGCATGTCGGGCAAAAAGTTCGAAGCCCGTGTGGGAATATTTTCCAGACGCGCCAGTGATTACGCAACTCTCGCCCGAACAAATCAGAGCTTGTCACAGATTCTATGAAAATCTTAATCGCGGTAATCTCCTGCCATAGCTACAAATATGCTGCGGGCGATTCCGTAGGGCACAAGACGGGCAAGGATTTGGTTCGGGCCTCTGCGTCCCGCGAGACGTGGTACAAGAACTTCCATAAGTACCGCGACCAGCTTGATCTGAAATTCTTTTACGGTTGGGGCGCGGAACGGGGGCCGGAACCCGACGAAGCATTTCTGGAGTGCCCGGACGGGTATTACGACTTGCCCGCGAAGGTCAAAGCGATGTTTGCTTGGGCGCTGGACGCAGGCTACGATTACGCGGTCAAGCTCGATGATGATGTCCTGTTTCGCCCGAATAACTTCCTGAAATTCTTCCAGCCCGTAGATTACTGCGGATACGAGCTGGAAAGCAACACCGACAAGTGGGCGAGCGGCGCAGCATACGTAGTCAGTCGTCGGGCGATGCAGTTCGTGGTCGATACCCCGTGGAATCCGACATGGAACAGCGCGGAAGATCAGGCCACAGGCCGGATTCTACGGGCAAATGGAATCGCTCTTACGCATGACCATCGGTATCTTTGCTGTCACTGCGACACTTGTCTGAAAAAGTTTGGGCTTGAGAACTTGGTTACAATCCATACTCGAAGCCCGCAACAGATGTACGATTTGCACGCCAAGCTAGGACGATGACTCTACAGTTTCTTAATTAAGGGGTCTTTCAATGCCAACTTTCGATACAGAATTAGCTAGCGCGGCAAATTTCAATATCCTCGGCGCGTCTACGGTCACCAATACCGGGCTTACCGTGGTCAGCGGCGGGAACCTGGGTCTTTATCCCGGAACTTCGGTTACTGGATTTCCTCCAGGCACTTTTGTTGCGCCCGCCGTCGAGCACGTTACTGACGCCGTAGCGCAGCAGGCGCAGGCCGACGCGACGACCGCGTACAACTATTTTGCCGGGCTACCGAGCACCGGGTCGCTGCCCGCGCAACTCGCGGGTCTGACTTTTACGCCCGGAGTTTACGCTCAGGCTAGCGCGGTCAACCTCGCTTCGGGACAGTCTGTTACGTTAGACGCCCAAGGCAACTCCGCCGCAACATTCGTTTTCCAGATTGGGTCGGCACTGACTCTCGTCTCCGGTTCTTCCGTGATTCTGAAGAACGGGGCGCAGCCGCGAAACATCGTGTGGCAAGTTGGAAGCTCGGCAACCATTGGAACCACCGCCATTATGTTCGGCGATGTCATCGCCTTGGCGTCGGTAACCTTGGCGCACCTTGCTAGCTTGAACGGGCGGGCAATTGGTCTTACGGGCGCGGTGTCTATGGACACCAACCTGATGACGGCACCCGCGCCGCTCGCTGGAGCGCCCGTGGTTGTTGTTACTCTTTCGGGTGGCGTCAGCACGTCAGGTATTCCCGCGAATTTCATCAATACGCCGAGAACCCCGAACCCCGCTTCGGCATCTAGCACCGCGACTCCGAACTTCCCGCTGACAATTACTACGTGGGCGTTGCCGGGTTTTCCGTCACAGCCTCAAGTCGCGTCGGCGCAGAGTTACTCGACGTTGCCTGGACAAATCTTTCCCGATTTTGTCAGCGGACAAGTTGTTGAAGCTCCTGGCACGCTCCCTTCGGGCCAGCAAATTCTGGCTCTGCAAGCCGGGGCTCCCGCCATCGACTAGCGATGTCAGAATTTTCCCTCTACTGCGACGGTTCAGTCAAGCACGGTACGGGATACTTCGGCTACGTTCTCTTTCTCGACAAAGTTGAAGTAGATCGTGGTTGGGGGATGATCGGGCAAGGAATTAAGCCCAAGGTTTCCGAGAAGTACGCAATCCTCTACGGGCTAGATTCCTTTGTACGGAAAATGGACCGAGCTTGCCCGCTAAAAGTTTTCGGTGATGCGAAACAAGTCATCGAATCGGCTGATAAAGATTCTGATATACATCTTCGAGCGGAAACGATCCGAGGATGGGGCGTGCCCGTGGAATTCAAATGGACAGCCCGAGGAAACAATAAATTGGCGAACGATCTAGCCAGAAAAATGATCGAATATTTTCGGATCGCTGGTAAAGGCCCGAAAATCGAAAGGTAATTATGAGCTTTATTCAAAATCAGGCCCCGGTACTGTACAGTCTACAGACTTCGGTCTCCGGAACCGGAACTAATCTGTTCCAGGTTAGCTCGGTTGGAACCACTGCGGGCCTTGCAGCGGGAAATTTCAACCTCATTGCTGGTCCCTCCAACAACCTGAACGGTCGCCGATTTACCGTTCTCTACGGCGGATGGGTCAAGGCCCACGGCGCGACTCAGGAAATTGCTTTCGGGCTTCAGATTTTTCCGTGGAATACTTCGGTCGCGGGCGGCCCGACTGCCAGCGGCACGAACACTTTCACTGCCGTAAACTCCGGAGTCTTGACTGCGGGCACGTATTATGATTTCATCGTCATGCAGGATTTCTTCGGCGAAGCCAACGCAAACACTCTGACTTGTTTTGCTCCCTCGGTTTATGTGGGCGGCACGCAGGTCACGATTGCCAGCACCGCTGCGGCGGTTACCGTAGCCTTCAATACAGCCTCGGTGACAGAGCCGATCACGGGCGAAAATAACACCACGGATTATCCGCTGGCGTATTTCGTTCCGACGTATGCGAACACCGTGAGCGATACGACTGAGACGTTGCAGTTGACTCAGTGCGCGGTGCAGTTGATCTAATTGGATAGCGGGCGGCTTCGGTCGCCCGCAACTCCTCAAAGGAAAAATCTATGGCTAGGAAAAAAGGAAATTACGGAATTGGCGCTGCCCGAAAAGGCACGACCAAGATCGCGAGCTACGAGGAAAAAGGTGGATTCAATTCTGCCGGACACAAACGCGCTGGTAATCCGAAGTACATGGACAACCGTGGCGAGCAGCAATCGGGCATGAATCCGCAGTACGCGGGCGGGACGAATCCTATGGACAGTGGGATGACCCCGAGCTAGTACGGAAAATGGACGACAATGACTCTGTTGGAAACGGCGCAAGCCGAGATGTCCGAGCGGCAGACACTTGCCCGAAAGAAAGTTCGAAAGGCTGCGGGTTCGAAACGAAAACGGACCCGCACGTCTGTCAAAACTTTGCTGATCGATCTCGCTCGACATACCAAGGCTTCGGGCAAAGTTCGGGCGTGGGCGATCCAGCAACTCCTGTTATTGACTGGGAAGCCCGTACAGCCCTTCGAGGAATCTTATGACGAACCAGAATCAAAGCCCGAATCCGTTCCCGCCTTCCGAGGAGCAGATTTGGGAAAACCAGAAGTTCGGTTACCCGTGGATTCGATCTGAAGAAGGTCTTGATCCAAACGACACGCATATCAACGGACGTTGCGTAGAGTAAAATTTGCTCGAAAGCTTCGGCGGCGAGCAGGAGAAGTTAATGTGCAGTCGAACCGGACGCTCAAAAAACTCTACCGCGAATACAACCGCAAATATTTTGCGGGCAAGCTTCCGGGCCTCCCGATCAATTTTCTGACGCCCGGCCAGATGAAGAAGTATTTTGGTGTAGCGCGGGCGACTTGTGCGATTACTTGCTTCAAGAAGGGCACGTACACGCCCGATTCAATCTACATATCCATGAATCAATTCAAACCTTGGAGATATGTAAGAGCGGATTTACTCCACGAACTCTGTCATGTTTCAAAACCACGGGCGAGCCACGGGAAAGTTTTTCAGGACGAGATGCTCAGAATAGCAAAACTCGGCGCTTTCGAAGATGCTTGGTAGTACGGAAAACGAACAATGACAATTCTGTGGTTGTTTTTCAAAATTCGTAAGATCGCCCGCATTCTACTCTAATGCGCGAGATATACAAAAACCTGTATATCGGGAACGAAGACGATGTTCCTAAAGCCAAAGAACGCGGCTACGCTATATTGACGGCGGCGAAGGACGGCAAAGTATCTCACCGTCAGCTACTCGGCTACACGAGCATGGGGGCCCCAAAAGGCGATGACTATTTAATTGCTCGCAGGCCGAGGCATCTGTATCTAAATCTGATAGACGGTTCCGACCCGGCATACGTGCCCGACCAAGTGTTGGACGCCGCGTTAAGTTTTATCACAGAAAAACTTGACAAGGGCGAATCGGTTCTCGTCCATTGCGTAGAAGGCAAGAGTCGATCCGCAAGTCTCGGGTTTCTATGGCTAGTCAAGAACGGAAAGTTGCCCGCAAACTATAACGTGGCAGCCCGACAGTTTCAAAAGCTCTACCCGGATTACGATCCTAGCGACGGCATTCGATTGGCCGTCAAGAAAAGAATTCACGCGCTCAAAAGGTAAATATGGCAGAGAACCCAATCAAATCGTTGATCCCGAAAGACCCGAACGGCACTAGTATCGGCTCGGAGCTGAATGCCCGAGTAAAAATGCAGCAGCAGGCGGAACAGGCGTTGAAGCCGACTGGCGCTCCCGCTGCGGGGACAGTCGCGAGGCCCGTAGGAACCAGCCCCGTGGACAAGACCAAGACTCAAGGCCCGTATGGTACGGGCGCGGGCGAGAAGCGGATAGACGTTGACAAGATGACCAAGCCCTTGGGACAGATGCACGACGGCGGAACTGTGCCAAAGACTGGTCCGTACATTATGAAGAAGGACGAGCACGTTCTCACGCCCGAAAATCACAGCAAATTGAAGTCGGCGATGGCGTTGGCCCATGATGCGTTGAGCGGTCCCGCGCAAGAAGGCCCGAAGAAAGTTATCAAAGCGATGCACATCCGGAAAGCTTCGGACGGCTCGCACGTTATCGAGCACCATCACCTTGACTACTCTCACCCGATGGAGGAACACACGGCCAAGAATATGGACGAGCTTCACGACCATCTGGAACAGCATTGGGGTAGTCCGAACGATGGCGAGGAAGCCAGCGAGAGTGAGAAGGACGAATCTCCGGGCGTCGTAGCAGCTTCCAAGGTTGTTGGGCTGGAGCGCTAATGGCCCGCAATTCAAAACATCGCGCTGCGTTCAAAGTCCGCAAAGGCGGGCTCCATCAGTGGGCTAGAAATCAGGGCTGGTCCGGCAAGGACAGCGAGCCGTTGCCCGAAAAGTACAAGAATATGGCGGCGGCTTCGGATAACCCGCACACGAAAAAGATGGGGATTTTCGCCCAGAATTTCGGCGGCAAATAGTTTAGAAAACAAGGAGAAGTCAATGATTGAAAAAGCAATTATCGCAGGCATCGGTTGGCTGATTGGGTGTTTCACGCCCGCAGTCGGAAAAGAAGTTAAGAGCTGGTTTTCGAGCGAAGGCGCGAAGGTAGTTTCGATTGCTGACGCGGAGGCCAAGGCTGCCGAAGCGGACATCAAGAAAAAGCTGTAACTGGCGGGCGACCGCTGTACGGAAAACGAACTGATTGGACGCCCGAATGCAATCTCTGACCGATAAGCAGAAGGACGATCTAGCCCTTTACTGGACAAAGTATCGGTATCAGGTTCAAGCAGAGTACGGGCACGACCTGATTAAAGACGGGCTTGCGCTTCGGCATCGGTGCCAAACGGATGGTTATTGGCTTGCCCGAGAAATCCTCGGGTATCGCCAGTTTGCAGCCTGCCATCAGGAACTTTTCTCGTCGCCCGAAAAAGAAGGGTTCTTCGTATTAAAAGACCCTTCGGCCAAGAGCTTCAAGGAGTTCGCGGAAGCCGACAAAGGTCTTCACGACCGCTTGCTGTTCCTTCCCCGAGGCGGATTCAAATCGACCGCCGATATCGTTGATTGCGTCCAATGGGTTCTGTGCTGGCCGAGCATCAGAATCAACATTATGACGGGCACGGTCTCGCTCGCCGAAGAATTCACGGGCGTGATCAAAGGGCACTTCACGTTAGAGTCCATCGAGGATAAAGACCAGAAGAAAGCGTGGGAAGGCCCGTACGAGATCGGCAATCCCAAAGTATTCGATGCAGATCACGAATTTGCGGGCAAGCTTCGGCTGATCCAAATCCTATTCCCCGAGCATTGTGAATCCAAGCCCGGCGAGCAACCTGAATGGGTCACACCCGCCCGTAAGTCCAAGGATATCGCCGGACCCACGATCCGTGCCACGTCTCTTGGAAAGAACACCACTGGTACGCACACTGATCTGCTCAAAATTGATGATGGCACAACCGCAGAAAATACGCAGAACAAAGACCGGATCGCGAGCATCAACCGTGAAATCGCGATGGCCCGAAAATTATGCGAGCCGTACGGTTATAAAGACCGTATCGGCACTCCCTATCATCAAGACGACAATTTAACGGCGACTGTCAAGGACGAAGAGAAGCGGGCAAGAAACGGTCTGCCTGCGATGGTCAAGGTCTTGGCGCATCCGGCAGGAATCGTCAAGCCTGAGTTCGAAGATAGAACGCCCGACTTGCTCGAAAGCCACATGATTGATCTGTGGTTTCCCGAGCGCCTTACATTGCCCGTCCTGAAAACGGAGTACGCGGAAGCCAATAAAACTGGCGATACCGCGACGTACTACAGCCAATTCTTTCTTGACCTGAACAAGTCCTTCGAGACCAAGTTCAGACGCGAGTTGATGGTCGCCCGAACAGTTGATACTCTCCCGCAGCAAGGTCTGACATTCGAAGCCTGGGACTTGGCGTACAGCGAGCAAAAAGGCGCTAAGTACACGGTAGGAATCGCGGGCTTGTTTACCGCGCAGGGAATTTACATTATCGACATGGTTCGCGGGCGATTCGGGGAATACGAACTTCCGGGAGTCATGGCGAGCTTCGCGCACAAATGGAAACCGCGCCGCGTGGCCGTGGAAGATTCGATGGGTGCCCGCTGGTTAAGTGCGGAAATCCGTCGCGAAATGGAACGCTTCAGAATCCATATTCCGTTTGAGTTTGTATCGCTCGGAAAAGGATCGAAGGCCAACAGCAAGGAAGTCAAGGCGAAGCCCGCATGCCGCTTGCTTGGTGACGGGCGGTTGTACTTCTGGAAAGCAATGGCTGGCCTCGAAGAACTCTACAACGAGCTTGAGGCGTTTCCCAAGGGAACGTTCACGGATATTGTTTGCAGCCTGAGCCTGCTCGTGAACCATTTTCAGAGCTTCGCGGAGACGCAGCCAATGTTGCCCGTAAATGTTACGGACAGAGTTGAAAGACTTCGCCGAGATTTAATCTACGGGCTTGGGCCGTTCGCGAAGGTTGCGGAAGAAGGAATGGCGCTTTCGATGCAAGGCGGGATTCCGCAGGAGCC